TGAACAGCAGCTCTTGGATTCTACATGGATACTTTGACCGACAACGAAAATTATTAGGGATATGATCAAGTCATTTGGTCTATTGATCCTCAGACTATCAATAGGCACTATGCTAATACATCATGGATATGAAAAATTAGCAGACATAGAAAATTTTGCAGACGCATTTGTAAGACCAATTGGATTACCATTTCCAATATTCTCATCATACATAGCAGCTTATTCTGAAATATATGGTAGTTGGTTATTGATAGCAGGATTGTTTACAAGACTAGGTGCACTTGCAATTATAGGAACAATATCAGTTGCAATATATCATGCGATTGTTACAGCAGGTTTCAATATCTACCTATTAGAACTTCTTGTGCTATACTTTGGGGGAGCATTCTGTGTTCTCTGTTATGGTGGAGGAGACTTTGCTCTTGATAGATTTCTTAAAAAGTTTAGGATTAAATTTCCTAGACCACATTTACCTTTTGAATAATGAATTGTTGGCACTGTGGCACTGAACTGATCTGGGGTGGGGATCATGATCTTGACGAATTTGAAGATATGGAGTATGATATATTAACTAACTTACACTGCCCAAAGTGTGAATCATACGTTGAAGTATATCACAAGATACAAAAGTAATTATGGATTTTCTGAAAGAAATAGTAAAAGAAATAGGAAATGACTTCACCCAACTCGCATCCGATATTGACGAGACTGAAACTTATGTTGACACAGGTTCGTACATTTTTAACGGCCTTATATCAGGGTCTATATTTGGCGGGGTATCTAATAATAAAATTACCGCCATTGCTGGTGAGAGCTCTACTGGAAAGACTTTTTTCTCACTTGCAGTTGTCAAGAACTTCTTGGATTCTAATCCTGATGGGTATTGCTTATATTTTGATACTGAAGCCGCTGTCAATAAGTCTTTACTATCAAGTCGTGGAATCGATTTAGATCGTCTTGTAGTTGTAAATGTAGTAACGATTGAAGAGTTCCGAACTAAGGCACTGAAGGCAGTTGATATATATTTAAAGACCAACACAGAAGATCGCAAACCATGTATGTTTGTGTTAGACTCTTTAGGAATGCTTTCTACTGAGAAAGAGATCAAAGATGCACTAGACGACAAACAAGTTCGTGACATGACTAAATCCCAATTAGTCAAGGGTGCATTTAGAATGCTCACATTGAAACTTGGTCAAGCAAACATTCCACTCATAGTCACAAATCACACATACGATGTCATTGGATCTTACATCCCTACTAAAGAAATGGGAGGAGGTAGCGGCCTCAAATACGCAGCGAGCACGATCATTTATCTCAGCCGTAAAAAAGAGAAGGATGGTAAAGAAGTCATTGGAAACATTATCAAAGCAAAGACTGCTAAATCGCGTTTAAGTAAAGAGAATAAAGAAGTTCAAGTTCGACTTTATTATGATGATAGAGGTCTTGATAGATATTATGGTCTCTTGGAACTTGGAGAGATAGGTGGCATATGGAAGAATGTTGCAGGTAGATATGAAATCAATGGTAAAAAAGTATATGGTAAACAGATACTTGCTAATCCAGAAGAATATTTTACACCAGAAGTAATGCAAGCACTAGATGAGATAGCACAGAAAGAATTTAGTTATGGTTCATGAAGAATATAAAAATTATAAAAACAGGAATAAATGTATCTAAGATAAAAAAACAATTAGAAAAATATCCAGAGGATTGGGGATCACAAAAGAAACTTGAGAATGTAAAATTAAAAGATCCCCACGAATATATTACATCAGTTGATGTATTGCAATTAGTAATGGGTGGTATTACAACACCTGGTGAAGAGGTTGGTAATACTGAGATATGCACAAAGACTCCTGCATATACAAAACACTCAGAAATAAGAAAGTTTTTAAATAAAAATTATCCTAATTATCGTCGTTGTGGATTTCTTGCATTACCTGTTGGTGAAATTGTAGGAGCTCATATAGATGAAGGAACTTACTATCTTGATAAAGATAGATATCATTTATCCATACAAGGTCAGTATCAGTATTTTGTAGGAAATGAAGACGTAATTGTTGACGCTGGAACACTACTATGGTTTAATAATAAGATGCCTCATGGCACTGTGAATCTTGGTGATGAAACTAGGATAACTTTTGTTTTTGATGTTCCTCATGGATAGCATAGAGTTTTTAATTTTAAAAAATCTTCTTCATAATGAAGAGTATGTTCGTAAAGTAATTCCTTTTATTAAGGCAGATTATTTTGAAGACTTAAATCAGAAGATTGTGTTTGAGGAGATATCTAGTTTTGTAGAACAATATAATAAACCTGCTACAAAAGAAATACTTTGTATAGAGGCAGAGAAAAGATCAGATATAAATGATTCATCATATAAAGATGTCACTAATCTAATCTCAAGTTTAAATGATGAGCCATCAGAATATGAATGGTTAATTACTACGACAGAAAAGTGGTGTCGAGATCGTGCTATATATTTGGCACTAATGGAATCAATTCAATTAGCTGATGGAAAGGATGACACTAAGGGAAGGGATGCTATTCCTACTATTTTGTCTGATGCTTTGGCTGTGTCTTTCGATAGTCATGTAGGGCACGATTATTTACTGGATTATGAAGAACGTTATGAATCTTACCATAGAAAAGAAGACAAGATACCCTTTGATTTGGAGTTCTTTGACAAGATCACAAAGGGTGGCATACCGAATAAAACGCTTAATATCGCTCTTGCTGGCACTGGTGTTGGTAAGTCTTTGTTTATGTGCCATTTTGCCAGTTCTGTTTTACTCCAAGGTAAGAACGTTCTTTACATCACGTTGGAGATGGCAGAGGAGAAGATTGCGGAAAGAATCGATGCGAACCTTTTAAATATTAATATTCAAGACATTACAGATTTACCAAAAGTAATGTATGAAAACAAAGTGACAAGTGTTAGTAAAAAGACTCAAGGATCATTAATCATTAAAGAATATCCTACAGCAGCAGCACACTCAGGTCATTTCAAAGCTTTACTTAATGAACTTGCATTGAAGAAATCCTTCAGACCTGATATAATATTCATAGATTACCTTAATATTTGTGCATCATCGAGATACAGAACAAATAACAATGTCAACTCATATTCATACATCAAAGCAATCGCAGAAGAGTTACGAGGTCTCGCGGTGGAAGCGAATCTCCCGATTGTATCCGCTACTCAAACCACTCGCTCTGGTTTCGCTAGTTCTGATGTTGATCTTACCGATACCTCTGAGTCATTTGGCCTTCCTGCAACTGCTGATCTTATGTTCGCTCTTATATCTACTGAAGAACTGGAGGAGTTGAATCAGATCATGGTCAAACAATTGAAGAACAGATATAATGATCCCACTATTAATAAGAGATTTGTAATTGGTATTGATCGTGCAAAGATGAGACTATATGATTGTGAACAAAAAGCACAGAATGATATTGTTGACAGCGGCCAAGATGAAGAGTATAATGAGAAAGAAAGTAAACTTAAAAAGTCTTTTGCGGAGTTTAAATTTTAATGCCCATACCTGATCATTTTTATCCTTTTTACAGAGTATTTGATGAGAGGGGTCAGCAGTATTGTGATTGTAGTCATGAAGAATATGCAATCAGAACTGTGGAGTTACATGCAGAGTATCAAAATGAAAAATTTACTTACAGACGGATAGATGCTCCTAAACCATTACCTCCATATATTGTTGATGTAACTGCTGAGTATGAAGGTGAACTACCAGGCCAAAGAGGATTACCAAAAGTAACAGAAAGGTTGCCATTTGAACCCGTATTAGAAGAGTTACCAGAAAGTCACAAAGAGAGTATTTAATTATGTCTTGTAAAATAAAAGAGTATGCAGATGAACTGCAAGAAACTGCTAGAAATCTAGCAACAGCAGGAAAAGGTATTCTTGCAGTTGATGAATCCACAAACACCTGTGGTAAAAGACTTGCAGATATTGGATTGGAAAATACTGAAGAGAATCGACAAGCATACAGAGGTATGTTATTTACTGCACCAGATTTAGGTAGATATATTAGTGGTGCGATTTTATTTGAGGAGACACTATATCAAAATCATGCAGATGGTGAGAGTATGGTGGAGAAACTAAACAAGCAAGGAATCATACCTGGTATTAAGGTTGACAAAGGTTTGAAACCATTAGTTGGTGCATTACATCACGAGACATATTGTTCTGGTCTTGATGGATTAACAGAGAGAGCACAAGAGTATTATAAACAAGGTGCAAGATTTGCAAAGTGGAGAGCAGTATTACAGATCACAGAAGATGGCCCATCTGATTTTGCAATTCATGAAAACGCATGGGGTCTTGCAAGATATGCTCGTGCAGTTCAAGAAGCAGGATTAGTTCCTATTGTAGAACCAGAGATATTAATGGATGGAGATCATCACATTGAGAAAACTGCTGCCGTTCAAGAACGTGTAATCAAAGAAGTATATGCAGCGTGTGCAACAACAGGAGTTCTACTAGAGGGAACATTACTTAAACCATCCATGACAGTATGTGGTGCTGAGTGCCCAGATCAAGCTGACTATAAGAGGGTCGCAGGATACACAATCAGAACATTACTACGTTCAGTTCCTGCTGCTGTTGCTGGAATCAACTTCTTATCTGGTGGTCTAAGTGAAGAAGCAGCATCTATATATCTAAATGAAATGAATGCTGCACCTGATCTACCTTGGAATGTATCTTTCTCATATGGTCGTGCATTACAACACTCTGCTATCAGAGCATGGGGTGGTAATGATATAGAAGCAGGGCAGAAGTTTGTTCTTGCCAGAGCAAAGGCAAACTCTGAAGCATCCATTGGTTGTTATGTTGCTGACTCTCAACCATCATCTGATGAAAAATTATTTGTTGCGGGGTATTCTTATTAATGATAGAACATTCTGACGCATGGTATGATTACAAACGTAATGATCCTAATGCAGAAAATCCATTTGTTGATCCAAGAGATCGAGAAAGAGCAGAAAAAGTTGTATCTGGAACTAGTAAAATGAGTGTTGACACAGAAAAGTATCTTGACTTTGTTGCAGGAGTAACTAGCCCTGCAAGTAGTGACTATGCAGAACTTCTTAGAAGATTATCAGAACTAGAAGTAGAAGCAGATTGTGATATACCACATCTGCTCACTGCTGCACTTGGTCTTGCTGCTGAGTCTGGTGAGTTCACTGAAGTAGTAAAGAAGATCATACTACAAGGTAAACCATACAATGAAGATAATGTTTTTCATATGAAAAGAGAACTTGGTGATATCTGTTGGTATATTGCTCAAGCATGTATGGCACTTGATACTACATTCGATGAAATCATTGAAATGAATGTAGAAAAACTCAAAGCAAGATATCCTGGTGGAGAGTTTGATGTGCATAAATCAGAGAATCGTAAAGTAGGAGATCTATAAATATTCCTTAGAATAAAGATTTGGAACACTTCAAATGGGTTTAATGAAAGAATTGGCAGAGTTAAATGCGATCTATCAAAAGATGTCTACTCCAGATGTTGATGAGGCAATGATCGTTACTAATGCTGATAAGAAAGGTAATACTCCTGCATACCAGAACTATAAGAAAGGTATGAAGAAGAAAGATGGTACTCCCATGTATAAGGCTGCTGATCACATGAAGGAAGAGGAAGTCATTGATGAAAAGATGAATGCAGGTCTTAGAGCATATCTTGACAAGAAGATGAAAGGAAAGAAGACAGATGACAAAGAAGAGAATGGTAACGGTAAGAATGGTAAAGCATCTAAAGGATCTAAACCAGACTTCCTTGATCTAGATAAGGATGGCAACAAAACAGAACCAATGAAGAGTGCTGCTAAGTCTAAGAAGGAAGAGACAGAATATAATTACGTCAGTCAGTATATTGAATCAATGCATGCACCAAGAATGCAGAAAGGTGCAATGGCATATGATGGCCCTAACAAGGCAGCATCCGAAGCAAAGGATAGGGTTATGGCAAAGACAAAGGCAAAAAGAAAGGGGCCAAAACCTACTGTTAGTATAGACACACCAGATAAGTTAGTCAGCATGAAAGTATCAAAAGAAAGTTTTGATAAACTGATTGAGTCTGGAAAGTTTTCTGATCTAGAATTACAAGCATTCTTATTTGATGCATTTGAAGAAGGATACCAAAGAAATCCTGAGAAAGATCCACAGAACAAACCATATAAAGAAAAGTCAAGAGCAGAAAGAATGGCAGATCCAGAAAGAGGTATCAACTCTCCTGCATTTAAGAAGTTCATGAAAGACCAAGGGATGTAGTATAAATAATCTCACATACTGAGATTACAATGATTAATTTGCGTGACGACATTTTAAAGAATCAAATTGCATACTATAACGGTTTGATTGCTAAACACCAACAGAATGTTGAGATCTATCTCAATCAACCTGTAGGTATTGGTGAGCATTCTGATGTTATGGGCACGATAGATGGTGAGATCAATGCCATCGCACAGGCTCATGAAAAGATTGAAATCATAAATCACTATTTCTTAAATAGGTAATGGCTTATAAAGACCCGTTATTGTGTTTGATGAAAGCACTACAGGGTTTCGATACTAAAGTTAAGAAAGCAACTGGTAAAGTTGTTGTATATAACGTCAAGGCAAAAGATAGAACAAAACTTGCCTCTGATGTTAATGCTGCATTGAAAAAAGAAGGTTTAAATTTTCAAGCAAATGTAACAGATCTAAAAGAATCTACTTTTCCTATTACAACTCTTACAATAGGTAAAGATAAAGTAGTTCATAAAGTAGTGTATAAACCACTCAAGGGTGGTGGGTCTGGTGCAGGAGCTGCAGCAACAAAATTAGGAGAATCGGCACAAGCAGTTTATGCTGCAATGGCAAATGTATTAAAGAAGAATATAAAGATAAGTGATATAACAAAAGAAAACTTTGATAAAGCAAATAAGTTATCTTTTACTGATGAAGATTTTGCTAAGATAAAAAATGAATTACCTGATGATTGGATTCAATCATCCATTAAAGGAGCAAATGCTTTACGAAAAGAATTTAGTGGATCATCATTTGAATATCACAGAGGAACTAAAAAAGTAGATATAGTAGAAAATGTATTCAAAACAATTAATAAAAAAGAAAAGGCATTTGGTGATTTAAATAAATGGAGCCCTGCAGACATATATGTAATGGATAGACGATTTGATCCTAAAGTTTTAGAAAAAGAAAATACTTTGAAAGGTTTGAATGCGATGATGCTTAAGTTGATAGAGGAAAAAAAATTAATAGGTGTTTCACTTAAAAAAATAGAAAGTGGTAACGGAAGAATATCTAGGAAAAATTTTCCTAAAGATCCTAAATTAACAAAAGCAACATTTAGAGGAACAAGTTCAACTCTAGATGCAATGGATGGATATATTAATTGGGGTGGTCAAAAGAATGAGAGAATACAATTTAGAAGTTTTGGTGATGGAGAAGGTCTTACGGGATGGCAAGGTGAAATTAAAGGAGCATCTGCTAATCAAGGAAAAATATCATTAGGCCCTTTAAATTTTCTTCTTAAAGAATATGGTGTTGGAGAACTACCATCATCTAAAGACTCTGCAGCATTGGCCAAAGAAAATAGTGTCTCTCACGCTAAAACTATTGCCAAACTTATGGTAGAATATGGTATGATAAGAAATAATGAAATAGATACTGCTGTGACAACAATTCAAAGTAGACCATCTAAATATAGATATTCAAAATATTTGGTTCTTTTACTTTTAAATAAAATGAAAAAGATGAAAAAAGATACTGCTGATAATCTTACTCAAGATATGTATCTATATGCTAGTTCTCAATCATCATTTTCTGCTCCATATTTAAAGTTAGAATAAACGCTAAATATAGTATATGAAAACACTTTTCCAATTTCTAAACGAGGCAAGAGTATCTCAGGCATCACAAGAAGCTAAGAAACTTAACCTAGTAAGTGACGGTCACGGGTCATGGAGGGATTCTCGTGGGAAGTTGGTAGCGAAGACTGTTGGCGGTAAATTAAAAATGCTAACAGCGCAGGAGAGAGCAGCAGAAGAAGGTGGAAAAGAAAGAGTAAAAAAACCAGAAGAAGTAAAAGCACAACCAAAAGCAGCTGCAGCACCACAGGTTGCAAAGGCAAAAGCAAAACCAGAGGATGCAGAAAAGTCTGGTATGATGACTCCTGATATAACAGTTGTATTTGGTAGATTTAATCCACCAACAGTTGGTCATGAAAAGTTATTACAGGCTGCAGAGAAAGCATCACAGGGTGGAGATCTAAAGATATACCCATCAAGAACACAGGATGCAAAGAAAAATCCACTTGATCCTGATATGAAGGTATCATATATGAGAAAGATGTTCCCTAAGTATGAGGAACAGATTGTAAATGATTCAGAGATGATATCAATATTCAATGTATTAACAACTGCATACGAAGAAGGATACAAGAACGTAAACATAATTGTTGGTTCTGATAGACAGGCAGAATTTGAAAACCTTGCTAACAAATACAACAAAGATCTTTACGATTTCAAACAAATCCGTGTGATATCTGCTGGTGTAAGAGATGCAGATGCTGAAGGTGTAGAGGGAATGTCTGCATCTAAGATGAGAAAAGCAGTCACAGATGATGATTATGAAGCATTTAAAAAGGGAACACCTAAAGGTCTTAATGATGGTGAGACAAGATCACTATATGATGCAGTTCGTGCGGGTATGGGTGTAAAGAAAAAAACAGAAGTAAAAGAGCTATGGCAGATCGCACCTCGATATGATCAGAAAGGATTGCGTGAAAATTATATCAAGAAGAAAGTATTCAGAATGGGTGATGTAGTAGAGAGTCTAAGCACAGGATTGATTGGTAAGATAATTCGTAGAGGAACAAACTATCTCATTAGTGTATCAGAAAGTAATGTGATGTTTAAATCATGGATTCATGATGTCATGGAGTATACTGAGACAAAGATGGAGCGTAGAATGAGAGATAAAACTCATCCAAACTATCTTGTAGGAACTGGTGGATATCGTAAAAATGTTATGGCTAAAATGGGTGTAAAGAAAATAAAGAATTTTAATGTCGAACAATTCATAAATAAGTATAAACTCAGAAAATGATATGGCGAACGGCATCTCAAAGAATCCATTAACTGATATTAGTAACGTATATCTAACTCAAATCGCAGAGGGTAGGTTGAAGAGTTTGGAGAAGGCTTCAGTGCTTGCTATGAGTGATAAACCAGAGGATCAAGATAAGGCAAGAGAGATAAAAACTCGTTATGATTATCAGAGTTTGATGAAGCAGAAGAAAGCAAGAAAGATGAAAGAAGATACTGATTTTACAGAGGCACGTTCTGACTGGAGACATGATCTTCGTGAAATTATAACTACAGATAAATCATCAGAAGAACCAGAAATTAAAGAAAAGAAAATAAAAAATAAAATTACAATCAATCCTAAATTCAACGAGGCAGTAGAGAAGCTTGGTGGTAAGTTATTAACAGTAGAAGAAGTAGAGGAAGATCCAAAGAAAGCAGAGCAGATACGAAAGAAAGAAAAGATGCTTAAGAAAAGAATGCTCATGATGAAACTCAGAGCAGTCAATCAGGATGCTGGTGGTGATATAGTTGCAGGATATGAACCAGAAGGTGATATGGTTGAGGCAAAGTATGAGGCTGGTGCATCAACTTATGGTAAAGCATCTATCAGAAATAAAAGGAGATTTGGTACTAAGGGTGAAAATCCTGATCCATTAACTGGAAAGAAGATTACAAAAGATGCTACAAGGGGTGAACTTATCGCCAAGAGAAGAGAAGAACACAAAGCGAAACGCGGTGTAAGTGAAGCAACACGTTATGCAAAAGAAACTGGTAAGAGTTTTAAGTCTGGTAAACCCATGGTAAAAGGTGGAACAGCAAAAGATGATAAGGCATTTCAAGCAGTTGCAAAAAAATATGCTGGTCAGATGATGGGTGGCCCACAAAAGAAAAAAGTGAGAGGTCAGAAACCTGATGAGTCAAATACACCATTCAAAAGGGCAGCAGAAAGAATGAAAAAGATAAAAATGGATAATAAAGCACTTGCAGACAAGGCAAAGAAAGCAGGTTATAAGAGCACACAGGATTATGTGAATGTTCAGGCCGTGCGTAAGGGAGGTCTAGGAACCTAATGCCAGCAGTATCTAAAAAACAACAACAGTTTTTTGGGATTGTTCGTGCTATCCAGAAAGGAGAGCAAGCACCCACTACACCTGAGACTGCGAAGGCAGCTGCAGATATGAAGAAGAGTGATGTCAAGAAGTTTGCATCAACTAAGCACAAAGGTTTGCCTAATAAGGTAGTGCAGAAAGAAGGATTAGATAGTAATGACAAACCATTCGTAAAAAAATTAGTTGGTAAACTAAGAAAAGGTTCTAAAACACACGCAAAACAGGCAGATGACTTGGAAAAAGCAATGAAAGAAGAATCAAATCCTCGTATTCCCCGTAAGCCTGGGCAACCAGCAGGGTCAAAAAAACATTCAGACTTATATACAGATGAAAATCCTAAAGGAACTATTCATGGATTGGGTTTCAAGGATGTTGCTACAGCGAAAGCGTCTGTATCAAAAATCAGGAATTCTTCTAGATCGCATGCTCATAAGATTCAAGCGGCTGTTGCTATGGAACAAAGGGCGAGAGAGATGGGTAAAACCTCTGAGGCAGCAGTCTATCGAAAATTCATAAACATGATGAAGAAGAAGACTAAAAAAATGAACGAAGAGGTGAAGAGAGATGAATATGGTGATCCAGTTGGTGGGCCAAAGATCTCTAAAAAAGAGAAAGCAAAGAACCTCGCAAAGAATACACCTGACGAACAACATACTACAACAACAAGTGAAGCAGCAAACCCTGCACAACAAGCTGCTATCGCTATAAATATGAAGAAGAAGGGTAAAAAGCCCAAGGATATGAACGAGGAAGGTCTTCGTGCATGGTTTGGTAAATCCAAATCAAAAGACGGAAAGCCAGGTTGGGTTCAGGTTGTATCTGGAAAACCATGTGCTCGTTCACCTGGTCAAAAGTCAGCACCTAAGTGTGTATCTTCTGCGAAGAGAGCATCTATGACTGATGCAGAACGTAAATCTGCACAGAGAAGAAAGAGAGCTGCTGATCCTAATCAAGCACAAAAGTCTGGTGCAGCAAAACCAACCTATGTGTCAACTGATCCTAAAAAGAAAAAGGTCTCCGAAGCAATGAACTTTAGTAAATTTAAATCAAGAGCAATGAAATCCACATCAAGTTATGTGGATAAAAGAGATGCTGGTGCTATTGCAGCAAAGAAAATGAGAGATAAAGAGCAACAAAAGTATGTTGGTTTCTTACCAGCAAACGAGGGAATGTCTTACGGATTGTATAAAGGATCAGGTAAACCATCTGGTGCTATGGCTGCCTTTGATAAGAAAGAGAAAGAGAAGAAGAAAGAGATGAAAAAAGAAGGTTTGACCATGATGATACTTGGTAAAGAGGTAGAACTTAAAGAAAAATGCTGAACTTAGATTTTTTAAT